TTCCTGATAGATAACAAGCCAACATAAATGAAGTCATATGATACCTTTCTTTTTAGCTATGATTGCCAGGACTGTAACTACACCAGCACACAAAGCTGTAATCATTATAAACAAAATTATTTTTAAAACTAGATCTTTAAATTCTTGTCTTTGTTTTATTCTTTTTGCTTCAGCTTCTCTCCTGGCTTTTCTAGATTCAGAACAAAAAGTAAGGTAATCAGTATATAGGTTAGGTCTTCCATATAACTGCATGAACTCCCTGAGCATTTCTTTCTTACGTCTGATTTCTTCCAAAGCCATGAACTCTTCCAGGTCATTATCTTGCTTACCCAGGAAAGCAGTCCACATACTATTTTTTCTTTTGTGAAGGTCTTGTTGAAGTTGATCTTCTGCTCTGCAAAAATCTGCGATACTTTTCCCAGCCCTGGAAATTTCAGCACCATTTTCTATTGTTTTTTTTATTATCGCATAAGCACCATTCGCCAATGCTAATGCTTCGAGCATTTCTCTACCTCACTAACAAGCCTATGAGAAGTAAGATAATAGATCCCATACCAGCATAGAGACCATTTTCCAAACGTCTTGTCCTGGAACTCAAATCTTCCATGATTGTTTTGAGACTATTTATTTCACTTTGTAAGCTTGTCATTGTGGGTTTAGACATTACTCTCTGACCTCTTTCTTTGGCCTACCTCTTTTAACTGGTGGCTCAGGCTTTTCTTCAACAGCCTTTGGCTTAGGTTTAGGTTTCAAATGTGGATTTAAATCGTATATATGTGGCATAAATTAACTCTTTGGTTTATCAGGAAACTTAAAATCTTTATCACTCATTGAATTAAATTTTTTAGTTATATCTCTAAGTTCTTGTCTGTAGTTTTTCCAAGCATCAGACATAGTTGTATCTGATAAAGCTAAATAATCTGTTTCAGCTAATAAAATATTTCTTTGTTTTCTTAGTTCATCTAAATTTTCAGAAACAAAAACTTTATCATATTCAACTTTGATTTCATCTTCTGTTGGCTTCTTTGCATCTCCAAATATCACTAATGTTTTGTAGTCAGTTCCCTCGAAAGTAAAACCAACTCCATCTCCTAGTAAGTTGGCAATGGCTTTTTGATATATTAAAACATTCATATTATTACCTTACTTAAAAATAACAAAAACATTGTCACCATTATTTGCATCATCAAAATAGTTCATAATGGCTGTTGTACCTGACACAGAATTTCTTACTTGAATTTTTATTGTATGACTACCAGCACTTACATTTGTAAAAAAACCATGCAGATTATGTGAGCCAAAAGACATATTACTAGAAACTCCTTGTTTAAATACTTGTAATTCAGTAGATTGCGATGAACCATCTAAGTCAAACCTACCAGCTAACATTACCTGACCATTTTCATAACCATGTGAAAACTGAGCAATACATTGTAATGTTTGTACTTTTGTCGTTGTAAATGTAACTGATAAATGATCTGTCCAACTAGAAACACCAGTTATAGTTCTATTAGAAGATGTAGATGCATGAGCAATACTATATCCTTCATCAATACCAGTAAGTGTACCAGTAAATGCAAACGTATCTGCTAAGTTTATTCCTTCTGCTTGTGTTTTTACTAAAGGCATAAATTACTCCGTTGGCTTTGTTGGAAACTTAAAATCTTTATCCGATAAACTTTGATATGTCTTAGTTATATCTCGTAAATCTTGACGATACTTTTTCTGTGCATCTGTCATTGTTAAATCTGATGATGCCCACCAATCTGTTTCAGATAATAAAATATTTCTTTCAGACCTTAAAATTTCTAATT